AGGTACACGTAGCCAACCGATGACACCAGAACGAGTGCAGGAAGCCAACCGCCTAGTCGGCGAGCGTGATCTAGCCGGGGCATGGAGGATTGTTGATGCGGATCTTGAGAAAGACCCAAACGACACGGCGGCGCTGATCCTCGCGAGCTTCCTGTGCGAGAAGGAAGGCAAAACCGGGCTAGGTTACGCGGTGGCTCAACGCACCGTTGCCATTGATCCTGGCATGGCGGCTGGGTGGACGAACCTAGGCCGTATGGCCGATGGCCTGTGGCGCATGGACGAGGCCAAGGCGGCGTACCGCAAGGCTATGACGCGCAACGACTCCGAAAAGGGCAAGGCGCTGGTTCTGGTGAACATGTCAGCAGCCTATGTGCAAGAAGGCCAGTACGCTGACGGTCGGAAATACGCCGAACAAGCCCTGACGCTGGATAAGTCCAACTTCAAAGCCAAGCACAACCTCGGCATGTGCCAACTCGCTGCGGGGGACTACGCACACGGGTGGGACAACTACGCGGCGAGCGTGGGGAACACCACCAATCGTCCGCAATGGAAATACGCCGATGAACTGAACTGGTCCGGCGAACCCGGCAAGAAGGTCGTGATCTACGGGGAACAGGGCATCGGCGATGAGATCAGCGCTGCAAGCATGTTCCCCGACGCAATTGAACGCGCCGGGCATGTAGTGCTTGAGTGCGACGCTAGGCTGGAGAACCTGTATCGCCGATCATTCCCGGCTGCATCGGTCTATGGTACTCGTAACAAGTTGGATGTGGCGTGGAAAGTTGAAGACCAGTCGCCCGACTACAGTATTTCGTCCTTCCAGCTCGGGGCGATCTTCCGGCGCGATGTGTCGGAGTTCCCGGGCACTCCCTACCTCAAGGCCGATCCTGATCGGATGGCAATGTGGAAAGGGTTATGGGCGAGCAAAGGAAAGCCCGTTATCGGGATTGCCTGGACGGGTGGGACTAAGCAAACCGCAGGCCATGCGCGCAAGTGGACGCTTGAAGACCTTCTGCCGCTGTTCAAGTCGCGGGAGGCTCATTGGGTGAGCCTTCAGTACACCGACTGCTCGGCTGAAGTTGAGGCGTTTGCTCAGAAGCACGGGGTAGACATCAAGACGTACAACTTCGCCACACTATCGAAGGACTACGACGACACAGCGGCCCTAGTGGCTACCCTCGATGCGGTTGTGACGATGCAGCAGACGGCGCTTCACATCGCCGGGGCGCTTGGGATTCGGACGCTCGTTGGGCTTCCCTACATGACGCAGTGGCGCTATGGGGAAAAAGGCTCGACGCTGCCTTGGTATCAGTCGGTGAAACTGTTCAGGCAAACGCCAGGGCAGGGATGGGCGCCGGTTATAAAGGAGATCACGGCGTGCTTATAACCGAGGGCTACCGAGAACAGCAGCGGGTTTTGCACGAGAACCCGGACTATGGGCGGGCTTCGATTGCTTACGCTCCGCTGGTGGCCAAGGCTGTTAATTCGTTCGGCATCTCCGAAGTGCTGGACTATGGCGCCGGGAAACTGCGGCTCATGGAAACCATTGCCGCTGGCCGGCTGGTGGATCATAAGTTCAGATATATCCCGTATGAGCCTTCAAATCCGAAATACGCAGAAACGCCTGATCCTGCCGAGATGGTGGTTTGTATCGACGTGCTCGAACACGTTGAGCCAGACCTTATCGAGAACGTGCTTGATGACCTGAAGCGGCTCACGCAGCGGGTTGGTATGTTCACAGTCCACACCGGGCCGGCGAAGAAGTTTCTGGACGATGGGCGAAACGCTCACTTGATCCAAGAGGGTATGGGCTGGTGGATTCCGCTGATGTGTGAGCGGTGGGACATTCAAACGGTGCAAAAGACGGAGGGCGGATTTTGGGTAATGGTTGCCCCGAAGTGATCCCATGTTTTGTGGGATTCGACCCGCGCGAGGAAGCGGGCACGCACGTATTCAATTCCTCGATCCTCGAACATACCCGTTCGCCGGTGGCCATCATTCCGCTGCATTTGCGGATGTTTGAGTCGTTCTACAACGCCGGACAACGGGACGGGACGAACAACTTCATTTACACCCGTTTTCTGATCCCCTTCCTGCAAGCCTTCCGAGGCTGGGCCATCTTTGCGGATGGAGCAGACATGCTTCTCAAGGCCGATCTAAGCGAACTGTGGGCCTTGCGGGATGAGTACAAAGCGGTAATGGTTGTCCAGCACCAGTACAAGACACGCCATCCCAGGAAGTACGTCGGCACCAAGATGGAAGCGCAGAACGACGACTATCCACGCAAAAACTGGGGCTCTGTCATGCTGATCAACTGCGCCCATTTTGCATGGCGACAGATGAGGCCAGAGACGGTTGAAAGGATGACAGGACCCGAGTTGCACCGGTTCTCGTGGATGGATGAGAACCTGATCGGCGAATTGCCTGCGGTGTGGAACTGGCTCGCGGACGAGTACGGCGAGAACCCAGAGGCCAAGTTGCTGCACTGGACGGCAGGAACGCCAGCATTTCCGAACTACGCTCACGCTCCCCATGCGGCAGACTTCAGACGGCAGTTGGCGTGTACCAACTACGTCACTCCGTGAGATATACTGAGATTGCCAATAACCCGCAAGGGCTGGCCTAGCGTTCACAACGCGGGCCGAGTGGCCCGATGGGGCTTCGATGGCACTGACGACGTACACGGGTTTGCAGGCGGCGGTAGCGGATTGGCTGCACCGGACTGACCTGACGACGGTAATCGTCGATTGCGTGGCACTGGCTGAAGAAAAGTTCAATCGCCGGCTGCGCACCAAACGTCAGGAACTTGTGCTTGCCGAGACGGCAATTGACGCAAGTTTTCAGGTAGCGATTCCGAATTACACCTTGGCTGTCAAGCGGATCTGGCGCACGGGCTCGCCCCTTCAATCGCTGGATGTGGCTTCCATTGAATACGTGATGATGCGGCAGGCTTCGCAGGGTTTGGCTACGGCCTTTGCCTGGGAAGACGCCTATTGGCGATTCGACGGCACGGGCTCTGTTGCGGGGGTTCTTTACCGCTCGATTCCCCCGCTGGCTGACAACAGCACCAATTGGCTGCTGACAAGTCATCCATCGGCTTACCTGTACGGGACGCTGGCTGAAGTCGCGGCCTATACGCGGGACATGGAAGCGGTAGGCATGTTCACGGCGCAGCTTGAACAAAAGCTCGCAGAAATCAACCTGACCGAAGGCAAGGACGCATTTAGCGGCCCGCTGGTGGTTCGCGCAAGCTAGGAGTAAGCAGTGGGATTGGAATCGACTACCTACATCAGCGGCCTAGTCGCCACGAACCCTGTCGTCGGCGATGACGTGGCGCAGGGCGATGATCACTTGCGGCTCATCAAAAGCACGTTGCTTGCGACATTCCCCAACGTCAGCGGGGCTGTCACTCCCACACACACCGAGCTGAACTACGTTGACGGGGTGACTTCGTCCATTCAGACGCAGATTGACGCCAAGGCGCCAACGGCAAGCCCTACGCTCACCGGCACGCCGGCCGGACCTACGGCTGCGGTTGGCACCAGTACAACGCAACTAGCCACCACGGCTTTTGTCGCGCAGGGTGTGCCCGGTGAATGGGTGCTCATGCAGACCCAGACGCCAACGGCTGTGGGCCAGTGCGATATCGTCAACGGCGTTGGCGGTGCGGTGATCTCAACGGCCTATGACGCCTACCGCATCGAGATCATTGACCTAATCCCGGCCACCACGAGCACGGTGCTTTACATGCGCACCAGTACGAATCTGGGTGTTGGGTTTGACGCTGGCGCATCCGATTACAAGTGGATGGGCCAATATCAACAGAGCAGCGCGTCAACGATCACGGGCGTATCTGACGCGGCCGACGGACAAATTCAGTTGATGCAAGTCTCCACCACCACCACGACGGGTGACGCGATCTGCGGGACCATTGAGGCATGGAAACTGACCAACGCACAGCCGGCGAAGTTTGATGCCGAGTTGGTGTGGGGCAACGGCGGCGTGTATGTATCGCAAAAGACAACCGGCATTCGAGACACGACCGCAGACGTTGACGCAATCCGCCTGCTGTTCTCAAGCGGCAATATCGCCTCTGGCGTGGTCAAGTTCTACGGGCGCCGCGTGTGACGCCAATCAAAGACCTCGGCCTCGTCGGCTTCCTGCCAGATCAGGAGGGCTATGAACTGCCACCAAACGCATTCACGGACCTAAAGAACGTCCGCATGCTCAGGGGCTGGGCCGAGCGCTGCGGTGGATATGCGTCGATCTTTGCGGCAACTTCAGTTGTCCCCTACTGGCTCTGCCAATACTCCACCGCAACCATTGATTACATCGTCCATGCGGGTCTGGCTGCGGTGTATGTTGATGATGGAACTACACGCACGGATATCACGGGCACGCCACCTACAGGGGCAGCGTCCAATCGTTGGACTGGCGGCTCGTTTAATGGCCTGCTGGTGGTCAATAACGGGGTTGACTCCCCAATGTATTGGACGGGCGATACAGGCGTAAATCTCGCCACGCTCACAGGCTGGACTGCGGGCCACAAGTGCCATTCGCTGCGGTCGTTCAAGCAATTCCTGATTGCGTTGAACGTCACCAAAGCAGGGACAAAGTACCCGCACATGGTGAAGTGGAGCGACTCCGCAGAAGCCGGGGCGTTGCCCGCAAGTTGGGATGAGACTGACCCGACAAACGACGCTGGGGAGTCTCCCGCACTCAGCGAGACAACGGACGTAATCATCGACGGCCTGCCTCTGGGTGACATCTTCGTCATCTACAAAGAGCGAAGCATGTTCGCCATGCAGTTGATCGGCGGAAATGACATCTTCCGATTCTTTCGGCTTCCCGGCGACTCGGGGATTCTTGCTCGTGGATGTGTCGCTGCTACCCCTAAAGGTCACGTTGTCTTGACGGTTGGGGATGTGGTCATCCACAACGGACAGGGCTCTGAATCGTTGCTCGATAACAAGGCGCGTAAGTGGCTGTTTGACACGATGGACGCCACAAACTACGAGGCTTCATTTGTCACCACGCATTCAGCCAATCAAGAGGTGTGGGTGTGCTTCCCTGGCAACGGGCAGTCAGTTTGCACTAAGGCGCTTGTGTGGAATTGGGGCGATGGAACCCTATCAATGAGGGAACTGCCAAATGTGACCTACGCGGTAAATGG